TATGCTAAAGGTGGATGGATCAACGGTCCTCAGTCAGGGTATCCAGTAAACATTAGTGGTGGTAATAAACCTGATTTTATTGGTCATGGTACAGAGTATGTTGCTAGAAAGGCAGATGGTGGTGCATTTATTGTTCCATTCGACACACCTGCAACCAGAACTAATCCAAGTTTAACTGCTAGTAGAACCCTAGAAGCAAAGATGATGGGGTTCAAACTACCAGGATTTTCTGATGGTGGTGCGCTGGATAGTTTTGCAAAGAGAATGATTAAAGTCCATGAAGGACTGAGATTGAAGAAGTATTTGGACTCCAATGACCATCCTACTATTGGATATGGTCACTTAGTTAGACCTACTGACAGATTCCCCGATACAATTAGTAAAGCATTTGCGGAACAGTTATTCGAGAAAGATTACAAGCATCATAAAAGCGCAGCAAAGAACATACCTGGATATAGTTCATCTACTCCAATGCAAAAAGCGGCATTGATTGATCTCACCTTTAATATGGGTCCTCATTGGTATAAGGAATTTCCTAAGATGATGACAGCATATGGTAAAGGAGACTTTGAGACTGCTGGTAATGAGTTGATGGACAGTAATTACTTCAGGCAAGTTAAACGTCGTGGTCCTACCATTGTATCACTTATCAAGAATAAAGGTCTGGGTCCAGCAAGTCAATACTTGATAGACGCTGGCATCATACCTCCTGCCGCCAGCACTAAGAGTGGTACGTCGCAAAATATGAATCCATTACAAGCATTTGGATCATTTATTTCAAACACTTTATTTGGCGGTCCTGCATCAGCAGCACCAAATGCTTCTGGTTCTGAACCAAATGATATGGGCAGAGATACTGCTAATAGACAAAATACCACTACAGGTTCATTTACTGTCATTCCAACTTCACACCAAGAGACTGGTGCTGGATGGGGAATTAGAGGCGTTACCGACAAATATGGTCGTCCTATAGTGTTATCTCAACCTGCTGCTATGGCGTTTGCTAAAATGATGCAAGTGTCTAAGGGACAAGTAAAGGGATCTGATATTGCAAGTTCAGGTAGAACTAGAAGGAAAAACACCTCAGTTGGTGGTGATCCTAACTCAGTTCACTTATATGGTGAAGGTCTTGATATCTCTGGTTCTTCGGAAAGATGGATGAAATCAAACGCCAGTAGATATGGTTGGAATTTTGGATATAACCATGGACCTGGTAGTGGTCACTATGACTATGAAGGTAAAGGTTCTAGAGTAACACCTATTTTAGCACCGCCTGGTGGAAAATCTTTTGTCTATGATAAAGCTGCTGTAACGGATGTTGGTGCTTCTGCAACTGCTAAAAAAACTGGTAGTGGTAATATTTTTACTAACTTACTTAAAGCAAGTCTTGCAGGTCAGGGTAAAAGTAATAGAGATCCGAGTAGTCTCTTTAACGAATCTGCAATGGATACTGGATTTGGATCCTTATTTGATGTGGACTCTCCTTTGACCTCTGGTATTAATTATTCAAGTGCTTTCAAGAATCCTTTTAGTTCTACATCAGCTCAAAGAGCAGAGAGCATACAAGAACAAGCAAGGATTCGTAAAGTAACAGAACAAAGAAATCAAGCAAGAAGGGAAATCAATGCAAAGACTTCTGAGGTCGTGCAGATGGCGTTGGCGGCTGTTGAAGCGCAAAATGGTTCCAATAGGCAATTCATTCAAACGGCTGAATCGGCAATTAGGAATCTTTTAGGTGCTCAAGCAGGCGGTGGTACATTTGCTAACGTAGGAGGAACAACGGGAACCGTTTTAAGGACTGCTGTTGCTGTCCTAAATTCTTTTAATAACCCTCTTAGAGGTATCTTCCAATGAGTCAGAACAGGGTAGGTTCTCTAGAGCGGGAACAAGCAGGACAGATTGAGATTGCACTTTCCATTCAGAAAGATGGAAAGCGCGTAGAAACTGTTGATGGGCAATATAACTTAATTGAATTTCTAAGAGGATTTGAAGTTTATGAAAGTATTTCAAATCCCTGCATGGAGTGTCGTCTTGTCTTGGAAGACTCGGCAGGTATTCTAGGCACTCTGACAGGATCAGAGGAATTTGTTCTTAATATTAGAAGTTCTATTAAAGATAGAACATATTATTTTAGAGCATATCAGATTCAAGCTAGAGTTAGAACAAGACAAACTAACGAAACATATCTTGTCAACTGTGTTTCTAGTGAGTTTATCATTAATGAAACGACAAACGTTTTTGGTAATTCAGAAGTTATCTTTGATAAAAAGAGTGATGCTTCCGAAATTGTTAAACAACTTTTAGGCAAAAGGTTTATCAACACTAAGAAAAAATTATTTTCTGAGGCAACAATTAATAAACAAAATTTTGTTTCTCCTAACTGGAGAGCATTCGATTTAATCTATTGGTTATGTCAGAGAAGTATTCGCAAATCTAGTAGAAAAGGTACGTTGCAGAATGGATTTGCATTTTTTGAAAATGCACTTGGGTTTAATTATAAGTCATTAGATTCTTTAATTGAACAAGTAGTAGATCAAGACGAAACCGAGACTAATAATACATCAGGAAAACTAAGATTATACACTTACAATTATACACCCAAGAGAATGGGTAATCAAGAATCCGATCAATTTAATATTGACCGTATTGCATTTCCTGAAGAGAAAAACTTCTTGATGGGACTAAGACATGGTGCTTGGTCTGGATTTAGTGTTGGTTTTGATCCTACGTTTATCACTAGATCTAGAATGGGATTGAGCACAGACTTATCTGCTGATGCTTATCGATATACAATGTCTGACATTTGGAAAAGAATGTCTCATTTGAATGGTGGTAACTCAGTCAATCCTCAGAAAAAGATGGATTCAACTGCTCAAAGTTATGTCAACTTTCCAAAGAGAGTTAGATATACTATGCTCCCTAACCAAATTTTTGATCCTAAGTTCAAAAATAATCCGCAAAGAAACTATGAGCAATTAGTTGAATTGCAGGCATATCAGTGGATGCGTATGGAGTCTTTGAAGCAATGTCAGATGACAATTGTTGTGCCTGGTAATTTAGATCTGTACGCTGGCGGCGGGGTGGAAATCAATATACCGACAACTTATAAGGATGGTGATACACCGAAGAGAGATGCTAAGTATAGCGGGCGGTGGTTGATTGCTGCTGTAGCACATAAAGCAGTTGGTCTAAACTTTCAAACAGAACTTGCTTTGATGAAGGACTCTGATATTAAAAATAATCATAGTTGACAACACCCCTAAAACTGTGTAGAATAACACTGTCAAGGTTCAGAGGAGCTTTGATAAATAGTACCGTATCATTAGTATACAAATATGGAATCCATCGAAGCACATATTGCGAAGGACAAAGAAATCCTTCAAGATCCAACTACTAATCCACAGATGCGTCGTCACGTTGAGAGTGAGTTGCATGAATTGGAAGAGTATGTAGATCATCACAAAAAAGAAATTGAAGCAGGAGATCATCACGATCCAACGTATCTAGAGTTGTATTGCGATCAGAATCCCTCTGAACCCGAATGTCTTGTGTATGACGATTAATAATTTTATTGGTATATGGGAAAAAGAAGTCCCTTATGAATTATGTGATAAAACAATAAAATATATTGAGTCGCAAGAACTTATTAAGAACGAAGGTAATGACAATGCACTAAGGGATGATTCAAGTACGTTTCTCCTTGAAGGGGATCTTTTCACCGAACTTGATAATTATCTAGCACCTGTCGCAGAAGAATATGCAAATAAATGGGGTGCTTTACATGGTGCATGTTTAGCTAACAAAGAGATTAAATTACAAAAAACATTACCTTGTCAAGGTTATCATGTTTGGCATTGTGAAAGAAACTCAGTGCAAAACACAAAGAGAGAACTGGTATGGACTATCTACTTAAATGATATGCCTGACGGTGAAGGAGAAACAGAATTCCTATTTCAAAAGTTTAGATATAAACCGAGAAAAGGAGACATCGTAATCTTCCCTGCATCATTTACACATACTCATAGAGGTAATCCTCCATACACAAAGATTAAATACATAGCAACTGGTTGGTATGTCTATACAGATTGATGATTATCTCTTAGGACATTGGACAAATAGGCATCAAGCACAATCCGCTCCACATCATTATTCCAGTATAGAAATCATATGGAGTAAAGTTGAGGGTGGTTATCATTCAAAGAATTATTATCGATCACAAGGACCTGATAATCCCTACAGAGAAAGGTACCATAAAACTGATGTGATATCAGATAATAAAATAATTTTTAAAAATTACAATTTAGATTGGACAAGATCAGAAAATTGTGATATGATGTTTACATTCGATGGCACTGCATGGCACGGACACTTAGTCGGTGATAAATGCACTGGTGCCATGGGATATCGTGTTGTTTCTGAGATTAGTCTTTATGGCGAGAAACTACATAGTAAAGATCAAGGTTATGATGAGAAAGGTGATATGATATGGGGAAGTAACGCATTATATAAATTCATTCGCTGGGGAGAATAGCTCAGCGGTAGAGCTACTCGTTTACACCGAGTCGGTCGGGGGTTC